ATGGATATAATTGGTCAGAATTGGATTCGATTCGAAAATAACAGGAAAGTAAAATACCGTTGTTCGAGATCAGATTTCATTGTTTCAGGACGTTTTTTTGATCGGGGGACTTGGAATTACCCGGAGGAAAGATTTGGCAGAATCGAAAATCCGTTATACTTTTGCACTCGGAGAGATGGCAGAGTGGTCGATTGCGGCGGTCTTGAAAACCGTTGAGCTGCGAGGCTCCGGGGGTTCGAATCCCTCTCTCTCCGCAATACACATTGAGTGTCAAAGGCTTACGGAAAGCGTACACGAAAATGTACACGAAACGCCCTGAATTTTCACAATTCGGGGCGTTTTTGTGTCTAAAATGCCGTGTACATTCGTGTACACCCGTGTACATGAAAAAGCCCCGACACAAAGCCGGGGCGCATTGTTCCCCAATGCAACTTTGGGGCTTCGCAACAATGTGGTGCAAAGGTAGTGAAGATTTCACAGAATCTTTCTTATCCCTGCAAGAATCTTCTTTATCCAATTGATTATTGGCGTTCTTTTCAAGTAAAGCAAGACCGCAACGGCAATCAAAGATATGTAAAAGATGTATCGCCATCGGTACGGGTCGGGGGTTGGTTCTTGGCTTTGCTGAACATTCGTTTCGTTTCTTCCTACATTGGCGGCACTTTCGGTTTCCTTGCTTTCGCTCGATTCCTCGCTTTCGCCTTTTTCTTCAACATCGGATTCAATGACCGTTTGTTTGATGGACTTAACCGCACCTTTGATGTTCCCGACATTATGCAAATCCGCATTTGCCGGATATGATTGCGGCATCGCCCTTGAAGATGTATCATCATGCTTGCCACTATCAACCGACACGACATTATTTATATTGTCGGGCATGGGTGGATAAAAATCTATCTCCGTAATGGTTATTTTACCATGTTGGGTTCGGGTCGTATCAACGAACTTGTCCGTCTTGGCATTCGCTTCTTTCGCTATTGCCGTACTATCAATTCGGACTTCCTGTTTGGTCTGCTGGACTTTCCTTGCAGTACCACAAGATGCAAGCAATACAAGCCCCAAGACCGGGGCAACAATCTTTTTCATGTCATATCGTTTTAATGTCATTTAATCGGTTAAGCCATCCTTTCAAAAACCTTTTGTTGGTGTACTTCATCAATTCGGATTCCGTTGCTTTTCGACCAATCTTCTTTTCATACTTCTTAATGCTCGATTCTGTTATGTCGTTGAAAAACTTAACACGGGCTTTGAAGATTGCATCAAAGAGTTGGTCAGGGTCGGCAAAGTTCACCGCCGATAAAGTCTTGTCGCCGACAATGCCATCATCAACGACCCCAAGTAATCTTTGAGGAATGACAATGCCGTGCTTTCCCGACCCCCATACCCAATCAACAAGGATGTTGGCGACCTTTTGCGATTGGATTTGGTCGGCTTTCCATCTATCCCAAAAATGGGGCTTCAACACCCGGTCACGGACATCATCAACCGAAAGCAATTTCAGGTCTTTAACGTCAATATCCCCGTCACCGTCCTTGTCATAACCCACATTGCGCCATGTGGCGATTGTCACACCTTTATTTGTTGCGCCCCCGGCATCCGCCGGGTCATTTACAAAACCGCCTTCCCATTTCAATATGAAAGGCAGTAACTTATTTACATCTGCCATAATTACATCTGTTAAACGGTTTCTTCCTTTTCTAAATCTCCATTGGAATTTTGCATATCTTCTTCCGTTATGATTGCATCAGGATGGTCTTTTGTATAGTTGCCACGCAACAAATTGACAAGACGACACTTGACACCATTGTTCAATCTTTGTAAACATTTATCATCCGGCTGCAAACAAACGTGCTTTTCTGCTTCTTTAAGTTGCAAGCGCAATTCATTATTTTCACGGATAAGGTCAAGACGTTCATTTTCAAGGCTATGTAATTTTTCATACAATTCATCGACCTTTTTTTTCAGGACATCGACTTCACCCTGCACGCGCTTGTAATCTTCAAGTAGGGCATTGCGCTGGACTTCAAAAGCATTCGCTTCTGCAATAGTCTTGTTGCTTTTTCTGTTTATAAGATATTTGACAGCTTCCCAACCTCCCAATGTTCCTATAATGGAACCGATTGTAACCAATATCTCGTTCATAACTATCAAGTAAATTGAAAACATTTACCAACTTTGACAATAGTAGTGTCAATTGGGTACAAACGAATTGGCGACAATCCCTTTTCCGCACGGCTTGCATTCATTGACGGCAAATTGGTTTCGGCTTTTTGAATAGCCCCAATAAGTATGTCAGACCCGGTAAAACAAGACCGTCTTTCCCCGGCGGGCGTGCCGTCAGGGTTCTTTGTGAAGAAATCACCGTCCTTGTCCGCCGCTTCATTGAAAGTGGCAAGGACAACTTGCATTTGCATTCTCAACCCGGATGAATTTTTGCCCGGAAATTTTGTTGGTTGGATAATGACCTTTTCAATCAGTATTCGGCGACCGAACAAATCTTCCATGTCGATACCCTTACCAATCACAACATCCGATTCAACACCAAGTTCACAAAACTTTGCCATTGTCTGTAATTGTTTAGTTTGACAAATCCTCTATCAAGACCGCATCCAAATCTTCGGTAAACTGCAAATACTCCTTGTATTCCTCAACCGCGCTTTCGTTCACGGCAATGCTAAGAACGTGTTTGTTGTACGAATTAACAAGGTCAAATTCTGCCGTTTCGTCAATAACCGAGCGGATAACGACCTTTTTCACATTCTCTTTTGTGGCTTTGTTGTAGCCCCGCACTTCATAGCACTTCCACCCGATTTGGGTTTCTTCCTGCTGACCCTCTGGAATGCCCATTTCGGGTTCTATATTCAGGCGGTAAAGCCAAGAACCGTCATTGTCGTACTCCAAAACGGCGGGTTTCCCATGCGCCATGTCATAATGCGCATTAGGCTCGATTAAATCTAATTTCATACGGAAATGTTTTTGAAAGTTTGTTCATTAAATTGAGTGAATCACAATACTTGCACCATCCCCACCAACTGCATATTTGCTGCTTATAGTCCGCTTTGGTCGGAACAATCTTGCGTTTGTTCAATTTTGCCACCCGGCGGCAAAGTTTCTGCTTGATTGACTTGCGCAAAAGTGTATGCGTATGGTAAAAGACATATCCCAAGAAATCAATTCCCCTTGCATCAACGGGAAAGACTTGGTAATTGCGTTTGACACGCAATTTCAGACCGTGCAAGTAAGCCCGGATTTCGTGCAATAACTCATGCAAGGTTTCCTTGTTTGGCGCAAGAATGACAATATCATCAGCATATCGCCAATAATACTTCACACGCTTGTTTTCTTTCAACCAATGGTCAAAATAAGCCAAGACAAGGTTTGCAAAGTATTGACTTAAATAATTGCCTATTGGCATGCCGTTTTCATCATTGACCGAATCAATGATTTCGTCAAGCAATGCCAACAAGCGATTATCTTTAATTTTCCGCCTGATAATGCCCTTTAAGACATCATGGTTTATTGACGGATAAAATTTCCTTATATCAATTTTAAGGCAATAACGTGTCCCGTCAGGGTCTTGTTTCAATGCCTGTTTGACATCCTTTGCGCATTTATGGATTCCACGGTTCTTTATGCAAGAATATGTGTTCTTGTTGAAGATAGAAACCCATATCGGTTCAAGGACATTCATAATAGCATGGTGCAAGATACGGTCGGGATAATAAGGTAATCGGTAAATCTGCCTTTCTTTCGGCTCGTATATGGTGAATATGTGATATTTGGATGCTCTGAATGTACCGTTTTTCAAACTTTCGTGCAAGGCAATGATATTGGCATCCCGGTTCTTATCGTGTATCTGCACACCATAAGAACGCAACTTGCCTTTCCTTGCCTTTTCATCGGCAAGACGCAAGTTTTCAATGCTTATTACCCGGTCAAACAAATTGCCAATCCGTTTCATTGTCCTTTAAGTTTGCTTGTATATTAGGATTCTTCGGGTTGCCCCTACCAAAACCGTTTTACCTAATTTGTTTTTTGCCGTTGGGGATTATTGCCCCAACTCATGCAACCCCGGTCGGGCTGCTTTTGTGGCAAGGTTTCCGATATGCAACTATATTTTTACAAGCATAGCTGAGAACCGATATTCGCATTCGTATTCGTAGCCGTATTATTCGTATTCGCATACACGAACCCTGCATTCGCACCATTATTCGCATTACCGCTGAACAAAACGCCACGACATCGGACAACCTTTGTTTTATTTTTCATCCAAATTCCAAAATCATATTTGCCACTCGATTTGACGATTTAAGCCGCTTCGATTTGCGGATAAAAGCAAAGCCGAGAACCGATATACGCATACGTATACGTCGCCGTATAAGACGTATACGCAGCCACGAACCCCGCATACGCACCAGTATTCGCATTACCGCCGAACAAAACGCCACGTTCCGAAACTCCACTTGCCGGAATGTTGGTATAGAAGTAATCACAAAAATATGTGGTCGAACCCGCACCGACTTCAAGCGGCATGATTTCGCCATCTTCACCAAGAATCATCTTCTTCACATACCCCTCTTTTCTTGGCAAGTTGCCACGCAATTCATAGTTGGTTGTGCCGGAACTTGTGAATGCCGCCGGGTCGTCACAAACGTAAAATTCAGAAAGTCCGCCATCGGCTTCACTCTGAATAAGACATTTGCAACCATCCGTCCACTTCCATATATGCCCAAACGGGTTTTCTACACCACGGTAAGACGGCACTTGCACAACCGTGCGTGTCACGGGCGTGAAATAGGTTGTGTTTGTCAATGCCGTTCCTGCCGCTGCATTTGCTTTGCAAGTGTATAGCAAATCACCTTGCGAAACATATTGCCCGGTGGTGTATGCGGTTGCGGCACTATATTCACCCTTGTAGTTGGCTTCACCGCTTGCGTCATATTCAAATGGCATGGTAAATTCTACATACCCGGTCTTGTTGCCAAGGCTGTTTGTTGTGCCGCAAGGAACAAACGGATAATAGTCGTTGAAGTTTGACCACTTTGTGCTGTTAAGGGTCGTAACGCCTGACCCCAAGCCGCCTTGGTGATAGCCATCTTCCGTCAATTCGGCATTGAACGCTTCTTGCGAATTGAATGTGCAATACTCAACGGCAAAAAGCCACCACAATTTTTTGTGTGTTTGGTATAAGTTGCAATTCCATTCGGTCGTTCCACGCTTCCTTGCGTATGTGCGGAAATTGGTCAAAGATATAACCGTTGCGGGCATTCCAAGCTGTGAACGATATGTGCCGTCACGGTTTGCATCATTGTTGCCACCCCTGTAATCCGCATCTTTGTTCACAACCGCACACAATGTTTGTGTTGAACGCTGAACGGTCGCTTCCACCGCCGAAACATAGTCTTTGCGCCAAAGTTTGAAGCCCGGCAAAGGTTCGGTGGACTGCAAATGTCGGCTTTTGTCGCCGTCTGTTTCAAAACGGACATACATATCGGGCAATTCATCCATGTATTGCCCATCCGCCCCGGTAAGGTTTGCCGCCGCCCCGGTGTCACGTTTCGTTGAATCATTGGCGTGAAGATAATAATTCACTTCGCCGTTGTCTTTCAAGATACAACGCCGGATAAGACTTTGCAACGGCAAGGATTGGTGAAGTTCCATCTTGCCAATTCTTGTCGGGTGCGGATTTGACACCGTGGCATCCCATTCAATGCCGTAATAATAATCATAAGCGAATGTCGGCTTTGTGCTGCCGACCCCAATAATCAAGCCCATATCAATAACCCCATTTTAAGTTAGTACCTGACAATGAAGTTTGTTTCACCGTCTTTATTATTTCGGGATTCCACCCACAATCAAACTGTGTTTCGATAAAATCCCCATCATCCATTCCGGCAAGCTGCACCGATAATTTCACGGGTTGCGTGCCGTCATTTTTGATGTTGAAGCATTGACCATCCGGCAAGCTGAAATCAGCATTGTTAAGATTGTCGATTGCTCCCATCTTTCCGATTTGTGCGGACACCGTTTCGCCGCTCCTTGTTTCACTCATAATCAAAAAGTTTTGTTTGCAAATTTAACTTGTTATTGTTTTACTATAAAACATTGTGGGTAACACAAGCACAACTTCTTACCCGGTAAAGTCTGTTGTGTTCACAATCATAAATGAAAATGCCGAATCATTGGCACTCGAATCGTCACCCGTATAAACGTCAAAATAAGACGCATTCTTGGCATAAACGCCCGCATATCTGCCGACCGAACCTTGGCTTGTCGCATCACAAGTAAGGAATACCAAGTAATTGTTCACGCTTGAAAAGCCCGGATTTATCCGAATCCTGTAATGCCCTTTGCCAACCCTCGAAGTCGTGACCGTTGCCGTGTCATAGCGGTGCAACTTAATCAATCCGCCCGATTGATTGACCATCCCCATATAAGACACCTTAAATGGCAATCCACGCATATTGGTTGCCTTTGTGTAAAAACGGCGCAAAATAATCCACCCATAAAATTTGGAATCATCCCCAAGTCCTATCATTTCGACCGCTTCATATGGCAAAATTGTTAATGTGTTGTACGTTCTGCCATTCTCATAAAAATACTTTCCGCTTGGTGCTTTATTGCTTACGATTTGCCCAACGGGTGTTTGCCCATTGAAATAATCATTCATAATGATTGCACGGAAACCGCTATATTCCAAAGTGAAAGGAATTGTGAATGCCGTATTCCAACCGCCACTGCTTGTACCTGTAATGACAACATTATTGTTATTCTGCAATCCCAACGTGGACACCGTTATTTCGCCCCCTGCCGAACCGCCAAGGGCAAAGTAACCATTCCGAAATGCGTTGGCAATGCTCCCTTTTATGATTACGTTGTTCAAATCCGCATTGGTAATTGTGCCTTTGTTGATGTATGCTTCACCCTTGACGGTTGCTTTTTCCATGACAACCGAACCGTCTTGCATGACCCTGTAAGGGGCATAAGCACGGTTTTCAAATGAAGTACCAGCCCAAAAGCGCACGGAACTTGCCGCCGTGCCTTGCCCGGTCATGCCCGCAAGGATGGTTGATGTACTTCCGGCGACCTGTATTGTGCCGGATGTTACCAAACCGCCATCAATGACCGTCTTTGTATTGTCGTATGACACCGCCTTGACCCAATCCGTTGCGATATATGAACCGCTTGTTCGCTTCACGGCACACCGCTTCAAGTCCGTTCCATTGACCCACAAATCGCCTATGTCATAAGGTGGATAAGGGGTTGAAACGAACACACGCCGTTTGCCGTCCGCTGTGTCCTTTGCTTGGCTTGCAAGGCTGTATGCGTCAAGTGCCTTTTGGTCATCAATGTTTACCCAAGAATAAGAACTTGAATATCTCCTTAACTTGTGTGCGCTTGAATTGTACCACATATCGCCAACGTGCTTCTTTTTAATCGCCGTTGTAGTCCAACTTGCCGCCGGGTCGGTTGTCTGAAACCACGTTTCAATCTTGCCGTCAATCTGTGAAGTCAAGTCCGCAATATCATCCGAATAAGTGCCGTTGATAAAGTTGTTCAATGCCGTGTTATCGGTGTACTTACTTGCCTTTTGCCAATCGCTTGAAGAATAATTGCCGGATGCTCTTGCCCTTATGCAACGCATAATATCCCCGGTTGTGCCTTGAACCCATAAATCGCCGACTTCATAAGGCGTGTAAGGGGTTGTCGTGAATATGCGGTTCTTATCCTTTGCAAGATTAAGCGCATCTTGCGCAAGGGCAATGGCTTGTGCGACTTCCGCATCTGAAAGTTGCGACCATTTGTAAGTTCCATTTTCCTTGACAAAACGGAACACCGCGCCCGTTGCCGTGTTGTAGAACAAATCGCCCAAGTGATTGTCCTTTAATTGGGTCGTTGTCCATTCATTCGCCGGGGCATTGCTCAATGTCGGGTTGTATGTTTCAAAGAATTGTTCAATTTGCCCGTCAAGTTGCGCTTGTATTTCAGCAAGCAAGCCCGGCAAGGTGTTGTTGATGAAATTCTTGCTTTCAAGTGCTTCATTGCCCAATTCTTCAAGGGTCTTTTCCTGACCATTGGAATTGAACACAATACGACCGCCGATTTCCGAATTGTCAAGGTCAAAATATGTCGTGCCGTCCGCCGATTCAATGCGCCCGGTCTTGATGAAACGACCGTTTATCATTGAAAAACCATAAGTCAAGGACAAAGACCGCACTTTCAATTCCGGGTCAATGCTCGATATTGTGCCGATAAGGAAATGATAATAATTGGCATCCTGTTCAACCTTAATTTGTGAAGTCGAAAAGATGAATGTTCCGGCATCACCATTCTTGGCACATTTCGCATATAGGAAATATGCTTGATTCTTTGACAAGGTTATTGAACCGTCAGCCATGACCCAAGACACCGCCGTTTCTTCATTGATGGTGTAATGGGTCAAGACACCGCCTTGCCATTTCACGACATTTGAATTGCCCCCGTAATTGGGTTGAAAGACCGTATTTGTCAATCCGAATTGCATTGACTTTGCCCCGACCGACAATGCCAATGTGTCAATCGACAAGGGCTTTATCTTGTCGCTGTAATAATCGCCGTCAGGGTCGAACACCATGTTCAACAATTCGCGGCTTGTACGCCAATTTGCCCGCGCCCGCACCGGGTCTTTCAAGTTGTTTATGGTGATAACTTTGTCAATGTCTATAAGGTCGGAAATCACCCGGTTTGTCACACTTGTTTTAACAGTGTCCGATATGGTAAGGGTGTATTCGTATGGGTCAAGGATGTTCCTTTCAAGTGATTGTATGCGCACGGATTTATCAACGTCAATGTCTTTATCCACAATGTGCAAGTAATCGCCCGGTCGGAACACGTTTGTCACCGTTTCATCGCTTCCGACAAGGTTTTGCAACCATGCCTTTGTGACACTCAACCCATATTGCACCTTTGGTTGGCAATTTTGGTCATAATACTTGTTGCCCGTTTCTTCCAATTCTTCTTCCGCCGCTTGCTCGATACTTTGCGGATAAGCAATGTCAAGAATCTTGTATTCATTGCCGACACCGATTTGATAAGCCAAAGACGTTTCAGACGGAAACACGTTACCCCGGTCATCCGTTTGCTTTATCAATGTGAATGTATGCGTTGCATGGTCGTAACTGTGTACTTCAAATTCATACCCGGCAAGATTGCCCGTGTTGAAGTGGATTTTGGGTTTCACATCTGCAATCATATACTTTGTTGTCACCCCGTCCGCTTCCTTTTCATTGAGGTTGAAAGGGAAATCATTATCTATGAATTGCAAGACGTTGCCCGACACAATGGCATCAACCGTTCCCGTGAAAGACGGCTTTATATCATCGAAGTTCTTGCGCCCCTCAAAAATGCCGTATTTCGCCACCATTTCGGCTTTCTCAATGTATGATTGCCCCTTTGTCTTGCCCGGCAAACAAAGGCGGTCGGCACGGTATTTTGACGTAATGTTTTCGGTCGAACCATACACTTTCAACCGGGTGACTATGTTTGCGGATGAAACATTTTCCCTTGTCAGTTCATACAAGCCACGCCCCTTGCCGTATTGGAACGTATATGGCAAGGTCTGACCAACTTTTTCATACAAGTTGATTGTATAAACCCCGTTTGATTGCTCAATCTCAAATTCGACATTGAAGTTCGATTCACCGCAAAGGTTTTGCAGCACCGACAAGCAATTATCGGATTCACCGAAAGTCAAAGTCTTGTCGCCGCTCGTTTCAGGGCATACGCCAAGCACCCATTTGCCCGGAAAGACACGGTTTGCATTGGCAATAAGAACGGTCATAAAGCGGTGCAAATCTCCTGTGAGGGTGTCGCCCTGCACGTCCTGCAATTCGTTGGTGGTCGTGTCAATGGTGACATCGTATGTGACCCGGAAAAGGTCGTATTGTATGCCCTCAAATTCCAAGTCATATTGAAATTCGTGCATTCCCGTTTTCTTGGCTTTCGGCAAGCGGTTCAACTTGTAGTCGCGCCCGAATATGGTTATCTTGTCACCAATGCCGAATGTTTGCGGAAAAGGTGATACAACGGTCAATGAAACGGTATCTTCCGCATTCAATGCCCATTTCTGCTTTGCGGATGAAATGTCGGTTGCCGTGCGCCTGTTGGCGATAGGCACACGGCTTCCGTCCGCTTTCGTAATGATTATGTTTGTCAGATTCTTTCCCATACGACAATGGCATTTGTTTCAAACAATGAAATTTCGTCAATGCAACCCGTAATTACCGGGAAATAGTCACCATTGGCGGCGTAATTGTGCGTGATTTCCACTTCGTCACCGCTAATGTCATAATCCACGCTTCCATCACCCCAATAGATGTTCACGTACTTGTTTGAGGTCAATTTGACATTGCAAGTCTTTGTCGATTCACCAACCCGGATATGCTTCAACACACGCTTCACGGGTTCGGGTTCAACCAATTTCAACTTGAACGTGCCAACCATCAATTCATCATCCCATTCTTTCGTGATTTCGATTGCATCCTTGCAATAGACTTCATAAATCAAGGGTTTCACCGGGTGAACATCAATGGTAAGGCGGTTTGTTCCTGCCTTGTCAAGCTGTTGTTGGAAAGATGTTACCTTGCGGATGAAATCCATCTTGGAATCCGCCTTGACAAAGCAAGACAAGGTGATTTCACGCGGTTCATAGAACTTGTGCATCAAATCAACACTTTCACCGTGATAGTTATCCCATGACAATGAAGCCGGGGTCTTTAATTTCGGGCGGTTCAACACACCGTCAGACCCGGACACATAAACGCCGTATTCCTTGAAGTTTATGCCATCAAGCAAATATCCTTGTTGCTTGCTGCTTGACATTTCGTTGATAAGTTCGGCTTGTGTCAAGGCAGGGTTGTAAAACTTCACATCATCCAACAAGCCAAAACCCCAAGAACCACCGTAATAATCTTGATTCAAGGACACGCCAAGCAACGTGCCGGAATTGTTTATGGTCTTGACAAGTGAAGAATTGACATAAAAGTTATACATTCCCGATTTCTTTGTCAAGGCAAGCGAAAACCAAGAACCGGGCTTTGCTTCAATGGGTACTTCCACATAATTTTTCAACCCTGAAAAGTTTAGAACCCATATAAGGCTTTGAGGTGAACCCAAGTCGGCTTCACGGTTTTGCACCCACATCATCAAGGTGAAATCAATCGTCATGTTCGGAAACACCATTTTTGATACCTCGCAAGTGTCAGACCCGGCAAAGGAAATGGCATTGCCGTTCTTTCCTGTGACGAAATGCGCACCGTTCACCGTGCCATCCGCACGGTTTTGGCTGTAATCATACGCAATCAAAGAACCATCGCTTTCATCGAATGGCATTTGAAGAATTATGTTGTTTGCATCCATATCAATAAGTTTTTTTCTGTTTCTCAATGATTTTCACAACCGCATCATCGGTTGCGCACTTGATAACCCGACCGCCGCCGACATAATGGTTCACGCAAACTTTCGCCCGGTCGCTTGCGCAAACATTGACAACGGCATCATCGAACACGTCTATCACCACAAAGGCGTTATCCCTTGCAATGACATTCAAATTCGCATTGTGCTTGGCGTATATCTCGCACACGTTGAACCCGGTTACTTCAACACGTCCGCAAGTTGCCCCAAGACACACGCATTTGGGCTTATTTTCGACTTTTATATCATCATCAAGGAAAACCCCGTATTGCTCCATTCTGCCTTTGAAATGCGCCCTAATGAAGTCATTGTCGGGGTAATCATGGGCAAGGCAAAAATCAATGCCTTTCAAGTACATTTGTGCCATCGCGCACACATCGCCATCCGACAATGACTTCAATTCATTGTACCACGGTTTGCAAATGCCATTTTTCTTTGCCTGCCTTGCAAGTTCTTTTGTTAAGTTCATATCACTTTGTTTTATAGTGAAACATATTCGGTTATGACAAACCTTGCGCACGTAATGAATCGCCGCTTGGTCGCTGCAATTCCCTGACCGCCGAAAGTATGTCTTGAAGATACCTATTGTAAGCCGTATTGTTCGCAATGGTGTTCAAGGCTTGCAAGGATTGCCGCAATACTTGTGTCGCTTCCATCTGATTGATACGGATTGCATTCATTTGCCCGGCTATTATGTCGGCGGTTTCTTCCGTAACACCTTTGACCGCGCCCGTCAATGAATCTTCCGAATCATCTTCAATTTCCAAGTCCTTGAACAAGTCTTTGTAAACATCCAACGCCTGATTGTAGTTGTTCGCCGCCGCCTGAACCTTGGCTTTGAAGTCCGCAATTTCCTGTTCCGTCAGACCGTCAAAGATGAAGTTGTCACCCGACCAATACCCCATATCGGTGTAAAGGCTATCCAATGCGCTTTGCAATTGGTTTTCAAGAAACTTCTTTTTCAATTGGTTTACAATGGCATTTTGCAAGACTTCATTAACCGTTTGTTCAAAGGCATTCGCCGCATCTTCACCAGCTTTGAATGCTTCCGTAAGGGAATCCGCCAATGTTGATGCAAAGTCCTTTGCGTTGGTCTGCAATATGTCATTGGCGATTTCGTCATACATATCTTGAATTTGTCGGTCAAGTTCGGCGATTTGGTTTTGGTAGTCTTGAATTTTCCCGTTGTCGGTTTTCTTCTTTGATTCTTCATCCCTAATCATGCCGCGCAAGTGTTCTTGCTGTTGCTCCATGTTGTGAATCAAGCCCATTTGGTTGTTGTACACTTCCGCGCCCAACGCCTTATCAACCGTCCATTCAAGTTGTTCATAAGATGCTTTCAGCTTGTCGATTGCTTCTTGGTGTCGTTTGATGGACTTTTCCGCCTTTCGGTCACGGCTGTTGAACAAGTCGAATGCGGATGAAAGCAACCCGACCGACCCTTGAATGATAGACAAGGGATTGCCCGTTGCGATACCGCTTGCAACCTGACCCGCTCCATCCAATATGCCGCCAATGTCACCGATAATGGCTTGCGTTTGCTCATCCATCGTGACACCCATCTTTTCCAACCCGGACGTTACGGCATCAAAAGCACCGCCCACAAGGTCAATCGCCCCGCTTGCGCTTTCAAACATATTCGTCAAGGCTTTTTTCTTGCTTTCATCATCCGCCGCCTTGCCATATTCCTTGATTGAGGAAATCAACGACTTGAACGGGTTGCGTTCCCGTATTTCGTTCTGCATTTCCTTGATTTTGTTTTTCAAGGTTTCAAGGTCTTTCGGGTCAAACTCGATACCAAGGTAAGCCCCATCAAGATTGTTGATTTTATCAATCAATTCTTGAAGTTTCTTGGTACTTATTTCGTCAAGGTCGCCAAACATCAATTCCCAATCCGGGTGTGCCTGTAATTCGTCAAGGGCGAACTTTGAAAGGGCTTGGGCTTGGGCTTTGTCTATTGCCGCAATCATATCCGTGTTCCCGGCTTCCTGTGCCGCCCGCCGCTTTTCATCATATTCATCAATGATTGCTTGCTTGCGTTCCTCAAACGTGCCATATTCGGCAAGCATCGCATCATAATCGACACCGCCAATGTTTCGGACATCCTTATTGTATTGGTTTGTCCTGTTTTGAATGGCATTGTCAATTTCCGCACGTTGCGCATCCGTTGTCGCCTTTTCACGTTCACGCATCATCAAGGCGACATCATCATTGAATTGTTGTTCAAGACGGCGTTTTTGCTCGACATAAGAAGCATATTCTTCAAGCAATGATTCCGTTTCCTGCCTCAATTGGTCTTGGGCGTTTTCTTCCGCTTCATTGAGGGCATCCGCCTTGGCATTGTCAAGTTCCGTTCCATCGCCGGACAATTCCTTGCGTTTCTGCTCAATGATATTGAGCATATCAAGGACGGTTCGTGCATTGGTTAATTGGGCATTCAATTCTTCGTTGAATGCTTCCAATACGGTTGTCCGTGTTTCCTCTGCAATGGCATCATTGAGTTGGCGTAATTGCTTGTTTTGTGCCTTTGTGCGGTTTGCAACGTCAATTTGCAAAATTTGGTCACGTTGGTTCTTCAAGTAATCAATATATGTTGCCCCCTCTGCAAGCAATTTGGAAAACTCTTGGTTTGCAGAACGGACAAGCACTTCATCACCCGAATTGACCCATTTTTGAAATCTTTGATACTCCGACCTGTATTTATTCAGTTTCTCAATGAACGGGTCTTGTGTGTTGGTGCTTTTGTTACTTGTGGTTGTTGTCTTTCGCCCGGTTATCGCATCGGCTTGTTTTTGCAGCTTTTCGATTTCCTGCATGGCGGTTTTGTACTCTGCATTGCTTGTCAGATTTTTTAAGGCTTCTTGCTTTACCTGAATGGCTTGTTCGATTGCCCCCAAAGTACCATCCGCATAAGTCTTGGTCGCATCAATCCCGGCTTGTTTTAGCATATTAAAACCATTAGATTCAGCGGTGGCGGCATTTTCAAATCCTTTGGTTATTTCAGCCCTCAATGCGTCAATTTGTGCTTTCGCTTCCGCTTTGGCTTCATTCGGCACAATATAATCTTCATAAGTATAGTAAGCCCCCATTCCCGCACCGTGCTTAACCGACCTTGTTTTTGTTACATTGTCCGGCATGGCATTGTATGCTTGTTCTTGCTCCAACAAGGTTTTCACCTTTTCTTGCGCCTGTTGCAGATAGACCAAGGCTTTTGCCTTTTCAATTTGTGCATTGATAAAGGCTTGCTTATTGTTGATAAGCAAGTTTTCCGCATCCGTTACGCCATTGATGGAAACGCCCAATTCGTCAAAAGCCGTTTTGTTTTCCTCGATAAACTTCTTTTTTGCGTCCAAATCATCGCCAAGGGCATTCCACTTCAAGGACAAATCTTCAATTGTGGCAATAGGCTTATATGCGTTTTCGGCAAGGGATTTATAAAATTCCTGTGCCGCTTTCTTGCCCTCATTCGCCTTGCTGACAAAGTGAACAATAACGCCAACCAAAGCCGACAATGCGGCTGCAATCCATCCAAACACCGGGATTGACTTAATAGCCGCCCCGACCATACGGAAAGCCCCGGCAAGACCTATATTTGCAGCCGTACCAGCGACCGCCGCTGCGGTTTGCGCCCCGGTTGCGACCGTGTTTGCTCCTTGGGCAACCGTGTTCCCGGTTTGTGCCGCCGTATTTGCTTGTTGTGCGGCTGTATTGGCGGCTGTTGCCGCCGTGTCCGCAATGGTTGCGGTGGTATCTGCAACGGTCGCCGCTGTTGATGCAACTTGTTCACCCCTGCCGACCGCCAATAATTTGTTCCACCACTCTTTCAACCCGTTGATGGTTACAAGTTGGAATGCTTCATCTTTATCAAGGGCAAGTTGCACTTCTTTAAGTCCGATTGTGACCGCCATTAAGGACTGCACTTTAAGCATTATCTTTTGCAGATTCTCGTTTTCACCGCTAAACAAGGCAACCGCACCTTGTGCCGCCGAAAATGCGCCTGAAACGCCCGAAAGCCCCGACAACAAGCCATCCCACATCCTTTCACCTCGCTTCAACATATTTTGTTGGGTGGTGACGGCATCCATCGCTTCCGACAATTCGCCCATTTGTGCTTGAAGTTGCTTGTATCTTTCGGAACTTGTGTCGCCCGCAAGTTCCAATTGCATCAATTCTTCACGCACTTCACGCAAGCGGGTACGGAAAGACACGTGGGATTGTGCCGCATTTTCGGCTTCCTGTGCCGCCTTTTCAATCTTTTGCGCTTCATCTTCCAATGCGTTTGATTGGTTGCGCAACTCATTCAAAAGCTGCTTGCGAACCGTCACTTCACCTTTGATTGCATCCGCACGGTCTTGTAAGGCACGGTAATCATCATCACGCCCGGACATGAAAGCATCGCTTGCCGCATGACTAACACGGTCATATTCGGCACTCAACTTTGCAATCGCTTGTTCGTGTTCCTCACACGCCGCACCAATTTGCCCAAGTGTCACACGTATTTGGTCAAGGCTTGAAGCCGCACCGCTCGTTGTCCTTTGCAAATTGTTCAATTCGTTCATCAAATCGACAAGACCTTGCTTTTCGGCATCCAATTCTTGTTTTACCGAATTGGCTTGTTCGATAAGTTGATTTTGTGCATCGCCCGGTTCAATTGCGTTTATTTTGGCGGTCAGGTCATTGTATGAATTTTCCAAATCCTGAATCACCTTGCGTTGAATCTCGATACACTCGACCATTTCTTGTGTGGTCTTATCCATCACATCGCCACTTCCGGCAACGGCATCCGAAAAGCCTTGCACACGCCGCAATGTTTCGTCAATAGCCGCATTAAGCTGACCATTGTCTAAAATGGATTTGAAAGATAATGACCCACCGTCTATTTCTGCCATATTACATCATGCTGTTAATGTAGTTCATAATTTGTTCGCTGTTGTCCTCTGACAATTGAATTTCCGTTTCCTTGCCATCATCCAAATCATAGCCCGGTGCATCAATCATCATCCTTTGAACAACCGACCACGGAATGCCGTGTAACAAGTAGTCGTAAGTCCATCCGAAATGCTCACATATTGCACCCCGGCGACCGTGCGGACTGTTTAACCCTCGTTGTTTTCCTCTATCCGAATCGGCATCGTGGTTCTTTCTAACAACATCAATCGAATAGAGTTCATAAAATCCCCAAGATTGCCCATCGTATTGACAAGTACATATAACTTGTATAGGATTGACGGTTTGATTTTACGGGCGAACAAAGAAGTCAATTCATCAAGTTTCTTCGTGTCCTCAATCCACCTTATTCCACCTTTGCCGGGTTTTGCAATCAACCTATCTTCTCCAAGCACCGCAATGGCAATTATTCTTGCGCACCGCAAAGAATGCTTGTGGGCAAGTGTCCTTGCCATCTTCATGCTGTCCGTGTCCGCCGACTTCATTTCATTTTCATCAATGGCTATTTCCACCAATTCGGATGTTATGCGGTCAAGGGTGGCAAGGGTCATTTCTTCGATTCTGAATGTACGTGTCACCTCCTTGGGCTTGTATCGCCTTATCAGACCGAAAAATCTTTTCTCCACCTCAAATTCGGTGTCTTTCAACTCAAATGATACGCCCTTATTGATAAGGGTGTTCAATTCGTTGCGTTCTTGTTCAAGTTGCTTCTTTTCGTCATTCATTGCTTTTGAAAGTAAGAAGCCCCCGCAAGTTGTCACACTCCGGGGGCTTCGGGTTTTTGTATTAAACAATCAATGCACCCCGAATTACGCCTTGGCTTTCGGCACGCCGCGAATGGCTTTTCCGGCTGTAACCGCCATCGGGGTAACGGTGAAGTCCACAAGGAAAATTCCTGCCGCCGACATATCCGCATTTATGACCGCTTCAATGTCACCGTTGGGAATCTCAAAGTCCAACCCCTGTTCAGATTCAACGAAAATTGCCTTGTTTGCGACAACTTCATTGCCATCATAACCCCACTTGGGATTGGACGAATCGCCCACATTTGTTCCGCCGACATAATCAATCAAATCTTGCACGTTGGCATCCATGATTGAGAATGTCAGGGTCGGGATTTTGCGTGACTTCTTGCGCACTTCCGGGGCTGCCATGCCTTCCTCGAAATGTTCCGTCACGTCCGCCGTTGCCTGTGCAATCTTACAAGTATTCTTGTAAGTCTTGCCGATTTTGTTTAACTCGGACGGCATTGTTCCATTGGGTGCTGCCGTTCCAACCTTGATTTGGCAAAGACCAAGGGTTATCAAAGATGTTCTTTCTGCCATAACTTTTAATCAATTTGAATGTTCCAATCAATGCGAATGTTAGCAAAGTGTTGTTTGGTGTTCGGCTCATACATGATTGACATTGTGCCGGGTCGCATCTTCAACCCTTTGATGTTCGCACTTCTCACAATCGCCAAGACTTCATCCGTCAAGGCTTTCAAACGTGTGCCGTTTTCTGAAACCTGCATTTTCCCCTTTATCTTCTTGGGGGTGTCCGGCGTATAGATGTTGATGTTTGACGTGCCAATTTGCGGCAAGCTGTCTTGCCCCAAATCAACGGTGTTCACGACAATATCTTCATCAACTGAATTTTCCGGGCGTTCATCACGCACATAGCAACCACCCTTAATGGATGTTTTGCCATTGAGCAATGAAAACAAGATTCCATCCGTGTCAAATGTAGATTTCATTATTCGGCTGCACGTTTAATGTTCGTAATCAGTTTTTCAAGCATTCGGGGCAATTCCCGCTCTGCAAGATGTTCGGCACTTGATAGGACATTGTAACCCTTTGCTTCCACGTAAGCGGCATAATTCATTCCGGCGACCACAACAAGGGCAACACCCTTTGTTTCCTTTCCGACCTTTTCGGCGATTGTCTGACCAGACTTCATGCCCCTTGCCGCTGCTTCGCTTTCCGCACCGCTCGCCGCATCAAATTGGCTATGAATGGCGACACCATCAACAAAAACTTGATACCCGGTGGATGAAGTCAATGCCCCCGTTTGCATCATGTAGCCTTTGTTGTTCCTTGCTTCCGTCAAGCACATTTCGCCAAGCCTTTGCATCCTTGCGATTTGCTTTTGCTCGACCATATCAAGGAAAGCATCAAACCTTTTCTTGACATCTTCTTTTGTAAAGTTTGCCTTTATAGCCATAGCCTTGAATGAAGTTGTGACGGGTCGAAATTCAAGCATATTCCGGCAATCCTTATGTCCGAACAACCCTTGTCGTTTGCAATTATCACTTTCGCACCTTTGGCAACCATTGGGCAAGTTTTGGGGCATTGGATAACAGATGTTGCCTTTTGGTATTCACCCCCGGCAACCTGAAATTCCGTGCCTTTGCCGTCCGATTCTTCACGGCACATCGAAATGAACTTGCGCGACACTTCACATTCCGTCCAATTGCCGTTTGCATCCTGTGTGGATTCCCCGGCTTCTTCGATAAATAGGAAATGCGGATATTGCTTCACGAATGCCATATTACCAAATGTTTGAACGGTTGCGAATCTTGGGGCGTGCGACAAGCACATTTTCTTTGCCCAACTCATTGCACAAGGCGGCATAAAAGAGTTTGACGGCATCCATATTCCATGATATAGAATATCCGCCCTCCGATACGTTTTGGGTCATTCCTTTAAGGATTACGGACATACGGTTATAAACCGCCGTGTCACACGCCCTTACATCCACATCGGATTCCGCTTCAAGACCACCTTTAAGAACGATAATGTCAATATCATCTTCCGAAAGGTTAAGTCCGTTCAATGCTTTGGTCAAATACTCCTTGTTTGTCATACTCCTTTTTGTCTTGCAAAGCCGTTAGGGTGTGTTATGCACCCCAACGGCGAATGTTAGTTCTTATTCCAAGTTGTCGCATTGGTCTGCATCAACACGCTTCGACCTGAAAGATTCCAAGCCGGGAACAAGTTGGCGATTCCCTCCGTGACTTCCTGAACGGGCGATTCATTGGAATACTTCTTGACCAGCGTATGACCGTGCATTACCTTTTCGGCAACGCTTCCGGGCAACTTCTTTGCGTCAATCGGCTTCTTCCAATAGGTGTTTCCAAGCACCTTGCTTTCAGAGAAAAGAACCACATCATCTTCAAACGGATTTGAAGTAATGCGTGAACCATCGGCAAGTTCAATTGTGATTTCTTGGTCAATCACGATTATCTGCAAGCCACGGTAAAGTTCTTTCTTCTTGGCAAGATATGCGTTCACGGTCGCCAAATCGGGCGCATCCTGCGTTCCCGTTGCATTCTGAATGTAGGATGAACACTTCTTCCAAACTTCTTCCTGTGAAGCGAATTTTTCAAAGGTATCAACATTCATAAATGCGAACTTGTACGTTGCACCAAACAACTTCTTGCCAAGTTTCATCGCCTTTGGAATGTCCTTGGTAAGCGGTTTTGCGCTTGTGCCGCTCGTGTATGCCGTTTCAACGCCAATCTTCTGTTCCGCCGGAATCAGATAATCAACGTCATATTCGGTAACGACCGCCGCATTGTTGGAATTGGTGAACTTGACCTTTCCAAGCGAAATTTGGCGCAATGCAATCCATTCCGCACGGGCTGCAACGCCATCCCAACAATACTTGGTATCTTCCGCCCAAAACTCGACAAGGGCACGCAAATCGGGGTTGCTGCTCGACATTGCGACCATTATGTCATATTCGGTCAATTCATCTTCGTTCTTCTCTCGTGATATGGCGATTTTTGGTATATCGCCCTGAATGCGTGAAATCGCTTCACGGGTCTTGCGTGAAATTGTCGCACCCCTTGACACAAGGTCGGCGGCAATCTTCAAGCCGGATTGCGCTTCAAGCATCTTCCACGTCAAAGTATTTGTTTCTTTGAGTGGGAAAAGGGTTGGATAATAGTAATCTTTGAGGTCGTAAGTGCGGATTACGGCTTCCATGTCCTTTTCATTCAACCCAACCATCAATGATTTTTGCATATCGGTTTGCTTTTAGGGGTTACACATAAGCGATTGTCTTTAATGCCGACTTGATAGCGGCATTTACTATGGGTGCGGTTGCTTCTCGCACAACACCGATAACCCATGCACTTACAAACAAGTTGTCGCCGTCCTTGACATCTTCATTCGACCCGGCTATTGCAACCGGGGTCACTTTCAATGTCTTGTTTGCTCCACTCGATTCAAACGCACAAGTTCCAGCCTTGACGACCGCACCAAGGGTCGTTCCAACGGTGATAACATCCTTTGCCGGGTCTGACTTGTCAATTGCCGTTATCTGCTGACCATCGCAAGCATCGGTTGCGAACCTGTCACCAACTTTGAAGTGGTGTCCTTTGGCAACCTCATACGTGGTTGCGGTTGCAATCGCTTCCGTCAATATCTGTGCGGTCTTGCAGACTTCAAACAATCCATCAGAACCAACGCCAAGGGGTGTTCCCTCGAACAACCCCGTGCCACCCAAGTTTGCGACCTTGACGGTAACGCCACCGGGTATATCTGCAACACGGTGAAGAATACACTTCACAACACGGTTGTCCTTTTTACGGTCAATTCTCAATCCCATTGTTTTGATGAATTAGGTGTTAAACATCTTTGCCCGTGAACACGTTGTTTTTGGGCTCTTGGCTGTTAATGAAATCGGCAACACCTTTTGAAATACCGCTTTCTTCCTTTTGGGCGAATAGCGGGCTTCCGCCGGAATTGCTCAAATCAATATCAGCCTTGTTTTGATTTGCCGTGGCAATGTCCTTTTCCTTTTCCGCCAAGTATTCGTTGAAGTCATCGTCCGTGTCGAACTTCATGCGGGCAAAGTCTTTCAAGGTTTGGTTCTTGAAATTCTCATCCTTGCAATTCGCCAACTTTTCGTTCAATGATTGAAGCCTTGACTTTGCAATGTTGTCACGCTCATAGCCTGACAACTTTTCTTGAAACGGCTTGACGGCTTCCGCAACTGCTGCTTTTACCACTTCTGAAATATCGTTCGGGTCGGGCTTTGGGTCGCCGGGTTCAACCTTTTTGCCCTTATCCACGAAGTCATACTTCTTTTTCAAGTTCGTTTCAAAGGTTTTGTTGCTGTCGGACACTTCCTTATCCACATCGGCGCGATACTCCTTGACAAATTCGCCCACTTGCGCATCGGTGAGTTTATCCACAAGGGCTTTCGCTTCATCTTCGGTTGCGCATTGTAACGCAAGTGAACGTGCCAATGCTGTCAAACCGTCCTTTCGCACGCCTGAAAACTTTGCAATCAGTAATGCTAAAATTCTTTCTTTCATTCCGATAATCTTTTTATAAGTTCACAAATCATGCGTAAAAGTAATGTGTTTTACTATAATACACCTTAAAACACATATTGACTTATCCTTATTTATCCACATTTTGCATTGCAAGTGCATTTTATTGGGGTTAAATGCTTGTTTTATTAAATATAATCATTACTTTTGCGGTGTGTTACTATAAAACACAATGCAACATTAAAAATTACGCAACAATGGAACAATCAATTTTCAATCTGTTTGATGCAATCAATCGTGAGGGCATCGACAATTCAACATGGGGGCTTTGCCAAGACATTGCCGACACACAAGCCTATTTCGGCTCAAAAGAATCTTTCGCACTTCAAGGGCAATTTGTGTATGTGTACGTTAGCCCGGATTCTTCTATGCCTTTCATGGATAGAACGGGCATCAAACCCACTTATACACTTTCTCTTGAAGATAATAACACCACTATCAACATTTACCAACTCTAAATCTTGCAACAATGTTAATCAAGGAAATAAAACAAGCACTTATCGGCAAAGTCCTTTCGTATTATGATGGATGGAACGGGTCAAATGATTATTTCAAGATAGGGTATATCAAGGGGTGTGGCTCATGTATTAGTGTCTATCCCGAAAAGGGCAAAGGCTTTGGGGTCATTATTCCCAAAGCATACATTCCTAAACTCATAGAATGTGGCGAATGCGTCAAACACAATGAAGTTGAACGGTGTTCTTTTGAAACAAGATGGGTTTTGTTTTGATTTTAAGTGTTTTACTATAATACACAACAATGAATAATCATTTGATTGAACTTGAACGAAAGGTAATAAAATTCATCCGTAATGCCGAAAAACTTGCATTGCGGATGAATGAAAATGGCTTCCATGTTGCCTTTTCCGGCGGCAAGGATTCACAAGTATTACTTGCCCTTGTCGAAATGTCAGGTGTCAAGCATCATGCGGAAATGCAAGTCACAACCGTTGATTCTCCCAATTTGATGAAGTTTGTACGCACCAATTATCCGCAAGTCCGTTTGAACTTGCCCAAACTGAATATGCGCCAACTAATCTTGAAGAAGAAAATGTTGCCTACACGCCAAGCAAGGTTTTGTTGTGCATTCCTAAAAGAACAAGCCGGGGCGGGAACTTGCACTTGTCTGGGCATCCGCAAAGCCGAATCAAGCCAACGGGCAAAGCGGCACAATGTAGAAGTATTGGGGCAACGTATCGGTTATGAAATACATGACGGACAATTGCATACAATCAAGGGCGGCGAACAACTATTTGAAACAGACACCGAAACGAAAATCTATTGCGTAAATGGGAAAGATAAAGTGGTTATTTCACCCATATTTGAATGGTCAGATAAGGACGTTTGGGATTTCATCAAGGGGAATAATATGCCATATTGTGATTTATACGATATGGGATTTCATCGCATCGGATGTTTGTTTTGCCCAATGGCTTCCGTCAAAGAGAAAAGAAAAGAACTTGAATTGTTCCCACGCTTTGCCGAAAAGGTTTATATAAGGGCAATACGTGAACTAATGGCGCAAACCGGGAATTATTCAAACTTCGATTCACCCGAACAAGTCTTTGAATGGTGGATTTCAAATGAAAATGCCGCCGATTGGCTTTCCAACAAACGTAATCAACAAAATCTTTTTAATTATGATAACCATAAAACTTTCTGAACTCAACAAAGTAAAAATGTCTGTAAATCCGCCTGAATGTGTTGTTAAGGCGGATTATAAAGTAATTCTTAACGGAATGGTCAAACAATACATCGGGATTGGATGGATTGACATTGCACCAGCGACCCCCAAAGATTATGAAACAATACCCCAAGTAATAGATTAACATCAATATAATCAAAATGGAAAAGATAAATTTTGAAGCACTCGCAAGCAAATATGGCTTGACGGTGGATTTTGTGAAAGAACTTCACGAAAAGGTCATTGACAAAGAGAATTTCGCCCGTGCGGTACGGATGTTTGCGGTCGGATTGCTGCCTTATGACATGGCAACCGGGAAAGACCCCATCAATGTTGCCGAATATCGGCACAAGGTCGCCCAAAATATGTGGGCATTCAGGCGTAAGAAAACGGAAAACATCAAAGCCGCAATGGAACAACAACGCAAGATTGTTGAGTATTACAACGGATGCAAGGCATTCACGTTGAAAAATAAAGCCGTCAAAGACGTTGTTTTCGTCAAGGATGGGCATTTGGTTGCCTTTGCCCATTTTGAGCCGAAACAAGGCGGTATTTATGGCGCAAACAACGAAGTAATGCCCAACTTCCGTTGGCATCCGCACGAATACTTGGCAAGGTTGCGCAAGTTGAACAAAGCATTTTATCGGCAAGTTAAGAAAGCGGCGGTTAATTCGCCCCGTGAATGGTTCGATTTTAATTTGAAGTGATATGAAACAAAATTTAGAAAACATCAAGGTCGGTGATACCGTTATTTTTTCAATGGGTGGCATATATTGTTCCACAATTATTGATAAAGTCACAAGGGTAACACCAAAGCAATTTGAAGTTCGGTCATATCGCTTTCGCAAAAAAGATGGTTCAATGGTCGGTGGCGTTTATAGACATTGCCGATTGGCTACCGAAAAAGATATTGAGGATTTCAAAATGGAACAACACCGCAATTCACTACGAAACAAGATTTGTAAATTCTTCAAGTCGTATCAAAACATAGATTCATTGACTATTGATGAAATGGAAAAGATTAACGCCATCATAAGCAAACCACAACAATGAATGGAAATACGATATACCATGTTTGCTTTGGCGACAATGACCATCATTATTTCGGGTCTATCACCGCCATATTCGACAAGTTTACGCCTGTTGAATTGGGCGTGTCAAAGTCACGGTTGTGGTCTTTCGGAATTTCCGAAAACAAGCCGTATCGGAATGACAAGTGCATCATCTATCGGGGCATAATACACCGAAAGAAAACGAACCGCAAACCGCCAAAATAAAAGGGGTGGGGCTTGCTTGCCCCATCCCTTTCATTTTACATACAAAGCACCATCGGGAATGCTGCATATCAATTCCATGTCCTTTGTTGGTGTTTCTCCAAATCCGGGATAAATTGCGACCAATGTTTTGCCATTCTTCACAACATCTTCAAGCACTTTCAATGATTCTTCTTTGTCCGGGTTACTGCTGAACAAAAGTGAAGCCATTTCCGAAAGTTCTTCATCCGGGTTTTCATCGCTTGTCAGGTAATAGAATAAATCCATTCCTTTTAATCTTTTAATATCAATGCTCATATCTCTAATGTTTTGATTGTTACAAAATTATCTTATTTAATCGGCTTTAATGTCTTAACGTATGCAATCATTTCATTGTATATATCGGGCAAATACTTTTGGAACACACGGTTGCCAATAAAAGCATTTTCAAAGGCGTGTGCCAAGTATTCCGTTTCTTTCATTCGTTCTTTCCTGAAATATGCGGTTGAATGCCCATAACCGTATTTGACGACAAGTGATTTTATAGTGTCACGGGTGCTGCCAATTTGTTCTATTACGTCCATTTTGGTGATTCCTCGCTTTGTAAAGGTTTCGTCTTTCATATTGAATACCTTTTCAATCAATTGTTCCAAGCGTTTATCGACATACTCAACCATTGACATTTCCTTTTTTACACGCTCATAATACCAACCACCGTGTTCATGATTCCATTTGCGTTCCGTGATAACGTATTCTTTTTTCTTCTTCAACATTTTTATCTGTTTGTTGCGCATTGCGGTTAATTTAGCATCTTTCCATAAGTCACGTTGTGCATCAATACAATGCCCATATTCGTGATAAATTACCGCCTTGCGTTCCCACGGACTTGCCTTGCCACGTTTCGTTCCGGCTATATGCACCAAATCACCCAAGTACGAAGAATAAGAACCGCTATCCGAATTAAGAATTTCAAGCCGAATAGGTCTGTTGGGGTCTATCAAATCAAAGAAATCCTTATCAAAGGTGTAATCTTCGCCCTCCAAATACGTTGATTTCGCCCTTAATTCATCAGGCATTTGCTTTGACGTTGGTGTTGTGCCTTTTGCGCTCGCAATTTTATCCAACAAGTCTTGTAATGCTTTTTGCATGAAGCCTTTGACAAAATCCATTCTCGCTTGTCGCCTGTTATATCGGCGACCAATTGCAGCATATCGGAAATATCAATCTTGTATTTCCGGGCTTCCTTGACCGCTTCGTTGGCATCATGGATAAATGACTTGTATTCCTTTTGGGCATCATCAACACGCTTTTTCAACTCCGATATTGCCACCAATATATTTGTTGCATCAGGTGTTCGCATCGCTTCATCAAGAATGTATGTGGATAAACCCCATTCGGAACACTTGTGGCGAATGTCGTTGTCATCCATTTGCAATTTATCCGCCATCTTCTGAATGGTTGCAAGGATGCTTTGTATTTCCGTAATATCCTTGTCGGAAACATACCTATTAAGCATTGTAAGTTGTACTGACAACCCCCATTTCGTTGCCAATGCCCGTGCCTGAATGATTTGCGGCATAAGGGCATCAAGCCGCTTTTGTGCCGGGTCAATCTGCTTCTTGGTGTCAAAGTTCAACCCCTTGGATAACTTGCCGTCCTTGAAGTTGTCTTTGATGAAATAGGGTGTGGAACTCCAATTGGCTTGCGCTTCTTCATGTTCCTTGACCCATTCTTTGAAGCCGTCCGGCACATCGACAACGACATTCTTTGCTTCCAAACGCTTGTATTGAGTGCCAAGCAATGCCGCTTTGAGGTCGCCCAACTCATTTTCATCAAAGGTTTCTTCATCCATCAGGATTGGCACGGCGTAACACATACATTGCGGGTGCCAGCCCTTGAACTTGAAATGCTTTGGATAACGCCCTTTTAGCTTCTCGCAAATGTCACACTTGCACAATGGTTCATGGTTTGACCTTTTGACCTCAAACCCCACGACAAAATCAAGGCTTTGCCAACGCAAATAATCGCTTTCACGGTATGCCATATTGATTTCAGACCGTGTAAGTCGGGCGGCATTCTTTGCGCTTGACCTGTAAACACCACGTCCGGGGTGGAATGCCCTTGCAGCCTTTGACAACACAAGGTTGCCCCGCTTGTCACGCACACGGCGGAACAATCGGTTGGGGTCTTTCAGGTTCTGCCGGACATCCCGTGAAAGTTGTGCCGCACTTCGACCCTCACCCAACCCGGCATCAAGGGCGGCTTCAAGTTGTTCACGGTATTGCCCAACATACTTCCAAATACGTTGTGAAAGGTTCATTCCCTCAACCTTGCGCCCCTGAAAGGTTTTCAAGGCATCCAAATTTTGGTCTTGCATCTTTTTCAATTGCGCCTTGCTCAACTTGGATGTATCAAGTATTGAGGAAATGAAGCCATCATTCTTGCTGCAAGCAAACAACCATTGCTTCTTTGACCCCGTTTCAATGACCGTTGTAATGCGGCTTGCAAGTTGCTTGGTGACACTTTGCATAACCGCCTTGACACTTGGGTAATCATCGAAAGAAAACGGCTTGTCGGGGTCATATTTGCCCTTTGCCGCCGCCCTTGCTATTTCGGCGGTCGCCTTGTCAAACAAAGCATCAACGGCTTGCGTGTATTGCTCCGTTTGCCTGTAATGTGCGGCATCGAATGTCTGCACCGAAAATCGCTTTACTTTCTGCCTTTTAGCCATTGCCCCTTAATTTGAAGTGTTCGCATTGAGGGTCTGACAAGAACTTGCTATATTTCCCCTCTTTGTGGAAAGGGCATTTGCACATGAACAATTCACCTTTCCAATTCTTTTCGTGCCAATCGCATGAATGCGCACAATCCCGGCATTGATATTTTGGCGTTTCAATGACTTTCCTTTTCATCACGCATCCCCTTCAAGTTGTGGTTCACCGATTATGAACGAATTTTCACTTGTCATTTGGTCTTTCAATTTCTGCATGGTCAATTCGACATTGCTTGAAAGTCCGGCTTTCTCGACCGATTCTTCTTGCGATATGACGGGCTTGTTGCCATTAGCCGTAAGCCAATAGTTCAATTCGTCAATCTCACTTGTAAGCATATACGGCACAATTTCGGGTTCAATGGCGATTGTTTCGCAATCCGCTTCCAATGCGTTGTTCATCTTGCCGATATAGGCAAGAATGACATTCACACGCCGTTGCAAATAATCATCGAAGATTTCCCGTTTGTCTTGAACTTTTAGGTGGGCATCCATGAAAAGCAACTTCAATGCAATGCCGCTTATAGCCCCAAGCCCCTTGACCGAATCAAACGAAATATCCGGCGTTTGGGTGATTGTATAAATCATCTTCAAAAGGGTTTCAATCTCCAACTTGACGGCTTCCGGGGCTGACTGCCAAGACACATATTGCATGGTTGCACCATCTTCACCCTCAATGACCGCACCGCTTTCGCCTTTCTTCGCCCATCCTTTGATTATGCCCGTTGTGAATATCTTGGGGCTTGCATGATAGTCGTTTGTGTCGGCAAAGTTCGACAACAAGGTTTCCAAACGGTCAATCAGTTTATCCACATCTTCCGTTTCAAACTTGGGTTGGTGTCCGTAAATCACGGGGATTTTGCCTATCGTGATAGGCTTTGGATAGCCCGGTGCGGCTTCATAGCCATTTTCCCCATTAATCCACAACCAATGTTCTTTGTCTGTGAATGTTTCAAAATAATCAACGGCATTTTCCCCGGCATCCTTTCGGCTGAAAGACCGTGAAAAGGCTACCATGTCGCCCGTTTCGTCAAAATAGGGGTAAAGGGTATCACCATAAGCGGGCGAAAACAAGGCACAACGCAACTTGTGTTTCGACTTGAAGCCATATTTGGAATTGGGCTTATCTACCGTGTACCAATACTCCGCACCTGTCTC